TACCAGTCGGGCTTTTATGGCGGTCGAGCTGATTCCAGCGGTGTAGGGAATGTAGATTAGAGAGATTCCCCGATCGTCCAACCAATCCTGAGTAAATCCCATTTGCGAGTAGTAGTCGCGCCTTGCCCAGTCTGAGCCAATCGCAAGAATGTCTGGAGCAGTCATTTCGATAGCGGGTTTTGAATCTGCTCCGCCGTAGTTTGGAATAACTTCGGATACCGAACGACAAGAAAGAAGAACCGCGCGTCTTTCTTCGTAACTTATGACTGGACGCTTGCCTTTATAGGCTTCGATAAATTCGTCGGTGTTTAGAGAAACAATTACCTGACCTAAGTCTGCGCACCGAGCTAGGAAGTTAGCGTGGCCAGAATGATAAAGGTCAAAGGTTCCTCCGGTGTAAACGGTTAGTCCCAACGGTTAGCCCTTCTAGTTTCTAAGTCCCAGTAGCCCGGAGAGTAGTCTTCTTCTTCTACCTTCTTGTTGAATAGCTTTTGATTAGCTGCGTAGGTTCTGTTATTCTCGTTGCTCTTTCCGCTTAGGCTTGAAGAATTTTCGTGATGAATCTTTGCCGAGATTCGGTTTTCCTTTACTCCCGCTTTTACCATTCTGCGGTGAAGGTCGTTATCGTCAAAGTAGAGCGGATAGAAGCGTTCGTCATAGAGTCCAGCTTTAGCAATTGCGCCTTCTCCAAATACTACACAAGACCATTCTGGAATGATATCTACGAAATTTAGAGCGTCCGGATCGGCCCGTTCTGCGATTATCTGTAACGCTCCGGGTTCGAACCAAGCGTCGTCATTTATCAAAACCCAGAAAGGAGCGTAAGGCGTCGTCTTGATCACTAGGTTCCAAGCTCCAACTAAACCTATCCCATAAGGCATTCGCAAGACGAAGAAGAACTCTACTGATTCTGGCTTCTTAGGTTCCCAGTTTTGGGTTTGAGAGTTGTCAATAATTACCAAGTGCCTAACCGGGTAATCTATCGAAGCTAGAAGTCTGTCCGCTTTGTCAAACTGACTGTAAACGGCGAAGCCTAGAACGGGAATCATTAGGCGAATTTCTGCCGAAGAATCGGCAACCAATATTTGCTCCAAACCTTATCCACGTCAAAGTCTGCGGCGAAGTCAATAGCTACTTGCGAGCGTCCCTTGCCAAGCTTGTAAGCTTCTTCCAGCGCGGCGACGATAGAAGGCACGTTCGGGATTTGCCACCACGCGTCTTGCCCGGAGTCCCAAGAAGGCTGGCCCTCTACTAAGAAAGAATCTTCAGCAAGAAGGTCGGGAGTAGCTGCCCAAGAAGAACCCACCACGCGCGTACCTGCGGCCTGTGCTTCAAGGCACGGGACTCCAAAGCCTTCCCCGTAGGACGTAGCAAGAAGAACGTCCATTCCCGTATAGTATCCGGCTAGAGTTTCCTGTGAGATTCCATACCGATAACTAAACGGATTTGGAAAGGCTACGTCGTTTTTATCTACGCCCAAGCTCTGAAGAAGCGAAACTAGATTCCAGCCGATACCTTTAGAAACTGGATCGGTGTGAAGATAGAGCATTACGTCCGGGTGCTTCTTCTGGAAGATTGAGAACGCGAGTAAATTTTCTGAGAACGCTTTGCGGTGAACTAGTCCCGAGCTTTTATTTGCGGCTACCATTCCAACAACGAAGCGGTCTTTAGTTCCCATATGTTCTTCTACCGACTGCCCGTTTATTTCATAAGTAGGTTTTAGAACTTTAGTATCTATTCCGTGCGGTGCGTATTTACACTCAATCCCTTTAGCTTCCATTTGTCTAACTCCGTGCGGAGCCATAGCAACTGGAGTCACCTTTTCTTTCTTTAGAAACTCTTCGACTCTAGGCGGTAGCGTTATGTGGTCGAGTGGAACCCAACTAAAAATGTCTATGTCGTTGAACGCTGGATTAGTTAGAACCCAAACGTCATAGAGCGTAATCATAGCGTTCGGTTGGTTTGGCTTAGCAGCTGAAAAAGTTTTGTGGTCTACCGGAGCTGAATCGTTCGAATACATATCGAAACCCCGGGCGAAGTGTGGAATCTTTCCGTAAGGCGTTTCTAGTTCGCGCTTGATTCCCTCTAGTCCGTAGTTAGAAAGAGCAGCGACGTCGAAGCCGTGACGCTTCAATCTATCTACTAGGTAGCGAGCTTGTTGCCCATAGCCAGTCGGCTGGTCGGGTGAATTGGAATAGAGCGTAACCGTTCCATTGAATTGTTCACGGTTAGCAGGGTTCTTTGATTTTGTAGGGTTCATAGAAAAACATTATCAGGTGAAAAAGACAAAAGGAAAGGCCGCCGAAACCCTACCGTCCGGCGACCTCTCCAGTCTGTTAGCTATGCTTTTGGCTTAGCTTGCGCCTCCGCGGAATTTAACGAAGTGGCTTGCGTGTGTCAACTTAGAGTCAACGCGAGCGGTAACACGGAAAGTAGTTACGTCCTCGTTGAATGCGTAATCAGCTGACTGAGCAACTTGGATTCCTCCGGCTACGCGAGCCTTCAGGGAAGGCAAGTGACCTACACCGATTGAGAAGTTGTTCACGGCAACGTTTGTTACGGCCGGGTTCTCGTAGACCGGGTAACCGAGTAGCTGGTCTGGCTGACCCTGTGCGATATTTCCGGCTGACCAGATAAACGCTCCAGAACCGTCCTTGATTTTGCGAACTGCCGCAAGACCTGACTTGTTCATCAACCAACCGACACCCGGAAGCAAGCGAGCCTGTCCGTCTAGTGCGTATAGAAGGTCAACTAGGTTCTCGTAAGTTGGTGCGCCGGATACTCCGGTTCCACCAGTTACCGCAGAAGCTCCGGTTGTGAAGATACCGGTTGGCTCTACGGTTCCAGTTCCAACAGTTAGTCCGGTGTTGATTCCGAAACCAATTGCGTTTCCAGCCTGCTCCGCGATTAGCGCAGAAATGTCCAGCGACGAGTCTACGAGCAGTTCATTCGCCACGGGAACGAGAAAGCTGTACTTGAACGCCGATAGCTGAATGTTTGAGAATGTTGGCTCGCTGTCTGAGATAGCAGAACCCGCACCCTTGATTGTTGCGGTTGAGTATCCGGTTAGAGTCGGGATTGTTAGCTGGTCGCCGCCCGCGGTGTTTATTACCTGAGCAACAGAAAGCATAGGCCCGGCTTGTCTGGCCACGCTGAAAACCTCGTCAAAAAATGACTTAGGCACAAGGTTGTCGGAAGGAACAAGAGTTCTCTTCTCTGGTGCGAATGTGTGTGAACGCATTTCTCCACTTGCGATTGCGCGTAGGATATCTGCGTCGCCACGAACTTCGTTAGAAGGAATGAAAGAGTTGCGAGCTGCGTCGATTGCGCGGGCCTCACGCTCTTCCATCTTCTTTGCGGTGTCGATAGCTGCGTCGCGCTGAGAAATTTCGTTCTCGATACGCTCGATTGTTGCTTGGTCATCTACGGTTAGTCCGCGCTTGTCCGCTTCGGCTGACTCGATTACTGTACGAGCCTGCTCGATTAGGTTGTTGCGGGCTTCAACCTGCGACTTTAGAAAGTCTGACATAGTTGTTACTCCTTGTTTGATTTATGATTATGGATTCCCGCCAAGCTAACTCGAACGGATACAACGGGGAGCTGACTCGACCCGCTGTTTATATTCTACCAATCCGGGTAAAGAGCAACCCCGCCGGAAAGGAATACGGCGGGGTTGCGTGTCGAGAGAAAGGGGGAAATCCTCGACGGCCCTTATCGGGTTTCTTTAGCCTCTGTGACGCGAACTTCTTTAGCTGGAGCTGCGTTGTCTAGCTCCCAGATTGCTTGCGCCCAAGCTTCTACATTATCAACAACTATTCCATATTCCGGATTACCTGAAGATTTTAGAATTGCTTCTTTGATTGCGTCCTTGCTTGCCATTTATAACCTCTTCATTAGTAGTTCGAATTTCTTCTTCTTTAGTTCTAGCGCGGTTAGCTCTTCGGAGTTAGCTTCAGCTTCGGCTTCTTCTTGTGGAGTTAGTCGCTGGATTACCTTTGTTAGAAGCTCGGACTGCTCTAGAGATAAGTCCTTGCCGTCTTCG